CCTTTTGGAGTTATCGCATCTTGAAACGAAGTTGGTTTTTCTGCTACACCTCCATCTTGAGCCATCATTCTAGGAAGCCGATAAATTTCTTGTAGTCTATCCAACCCAAGTCCTGATCCGGTTGCCAATCCAGTGGCTGTTGGTGTTGGTGTTGCTAGTGCATTTGTTATTTGTAATGGTATTGGCGTTGGCTGCATTGGTGGAGCCATTTCTCTTATCAATGGTATTGCTCTTTCGTCTCGCCTTCCCCCTCTAGTATCACGAGGGTCAAAAGCTTTAGTATCCTCTCCTATTCTCAAGGATTTAAACGCATCGGCAAACTGCCCTCTTAAATTTGTTGGTTGTTCTCTTAAATTTGGGTTCGCTGCCATCTGTTGAGGTTGAGCCCCAAAACCAAAAGCTTGACCTATTCGTTTGCCTAGACCTAAAATGCCTTGGCCTCCTGTTGCAAGAGCTAGAGCTGGGTTAACAGCAAATCCTGCTACCTTTGCAAGTCCTGGAGCTTCTTTCATAAAATCTGCGCTTTGAGTTCTAAGTTGATTTAGTATGCCCATCCCAGTGTAAGGAGACACGCCAAGTTCTCTGTTAAGGGCAGCTAGTCTATTTAAATTTTGTTGTGTTTGTTCCCCTTTGCCTAAAGATTTTTGAAAATCTGCAAGACGTCCACTAAGTCTAAATTGACCCGGTGTCATTTCTTGTGATCTTAAATTTGGATTTGCGGCTGCTGCACCTAGTGTGGTGTCTATGCCTAATTTTCTTGCAAGGTCTTGTTTTCTTTTGTCATCTTTAAATCTATCAACTTGAGTTTTAGATCTTACAATGTTGCCTTTGATGTCTCTTAAAAAGTCACCGCTTTTTGTTTTAAATGCCGTTCTTTCATTAAAATCTTTATTAATTTTATCCGCTGCTTTCTGAACAGCTTTTGACGTAGTTGTGGTGCCTCTTCTAGTTTGTCCTTGTGGTGCTGGAGCTTTACTTACTGCTCTTGCAGTTGTGGTTGTGCCTCTTCTGGTTCTGCCTTGTGGTGCTGCAGCTTTACTTACTGCTCTTGCAGTCGTGGTTGTGCCTCTTCTAGAACGACCCTGTGTTCCTCTGTTTTGTGCGCCTCTTCTACCTGCAGAGCCACTTCTTCTACCACCACGGGCACCACCTCTTCGACCTCGGCCACCTACTCCGCCGCCTCCACCTCTTCGGCCACCTTTTGCTCCACCACGTCGGCTTCTGCCTCCGCGCCTAAATTCTTCGCGATCGTCATACGATAGTGCTTTTTCTACGGCCATTAGATTCCTTTGTTAAATGTGTCTTGTATATTTTTAGTAATATTTTCGGCTTTGTCCAAAACTTTTTGTTGAGATTCTCGTTCTAATTTTTCTATAGCAATTGCAGATCTAAGAGCGACAGCATCTTTTTGCTGTTGTATTTTTGCTGCGTCTGTCTTTTCTTTGTTCTCCATTTTTTCTTTTTCAACAGAAAGTTTTGCCTGAGATTCTTTCAAGTCTCTTTCAGAATCTTTCGCTTTAATTTGTAATTCTTGTTCTTTTAGTTTCACCAAAGGATCTTCTTGTGCTGCAGTAGAAAGATCATCAATGTCCTCCATAAACTCTGTCACTAGCTCTGCTTGTCTTTGAGCAATCTTTGTCTGCATGTCCATCATCATTTGTTGCATTGCTTGCTGTTGTTGTGGCGACATTGGTTGTCCTTGTTGTGCCATTTGCATCTGTTGCATTTGTGGTGCCATTTGTTGTTGTATCTCTTCTGATGCTTTTAAAGATATATGTTGCATGATGTGCGCTTGTGTATTTGCAAAAATTTGTGGATTAGATTTTATAACTAAACTTCCAAGCAACGCTATATGAGCTACGATGTGTGCATCGTGATCTTGACCGGGAAAAGCTTGTGCTGTCCTACCTGCTGTCAATTCTGCATTTTCTAGTGCAGGGTCTTTTGGTTGTGGCTGCGGCGGTGGAGGCATCAGTGCCTCTATATTTTGAACGCCCATAGCCTCATACATTCTTCTATACGCTTCGTATATGTTGTGCATTTGTGGTGCCGCTTGTGCTAGTTGTAATTGTTGTTGTGCCAATGTCACACGTTGTGTCACTGAAAAAATGTTTGGATCAGAAACGGGTATTACATCAACACGAGCATCAAAGTCTTGTGCCTTGATTGCTTGATTGCCACCCACGACTTGATAAGGATAAACAGGGGGCAATGTGTCTGCGAAAAGTTTTGCAAGCAATTTAAATTCTTTGCCTTGCGCTGCATGCATTCTTTTGTGAATAGCAGACATCACTTTCATGCCACGTTCTAGTAACGCCATGGTTGTGCCTACAGGATTAACTTCGTTACCTTCACCGAGCTTCATGTCAGCAACAGCTGCAAAAGATTTACCACTTTCTATAACAAAACCTAATAATTGAAAAAGTGTGCCTGACGGCTCTTTGTATGGCAATGGAACTAAAGAGCTACTGATCTCTCCAGCAGGGGCGTCTACATCTCTAAACTCCCCAGGAACTAATGGCTGATCGTCATCCCGTATGCGTAGCCCACGTGCCTTAAATCCAGATGGTAAGTTGGCGAGTGTACCAGCATCGATGAGTTGACGTAATATGGAGGTTGCAGACTTTGATAAACCACCCAACATGTGAATAAGACCAAAGCCATAGAAGCCAAGGCCGGGAAGAAACTTGTAATGTACGAAATATTGTTTTTTATTTTTAAGTGCATCTTGTTCTTCATAGTTTCTTCTAATAGATAAAATTTTTGAGGAGTTCTCGTCTATACTTACGATGTAAGGTAAACTTATTCCAGAACTTTCGCCTGCCTCGTTGGCATCTTCGTATCCTGGCAAGTCAAGGTCAACGTGCATTTCTAAAATTGTGTGAATGTTATCTTTTGTGTAAACTCTTTTTGCCCCGTCTAACTCATCAATCTTGTCTTGTACTTCATCATTTTCGTTGTCGTAAACTTCAGCTAACTCCATGTCTCGATAAAAACCAGACGCTTGATATTTTCTAACATCGTTTGCTGGCATTTTTATAACGTGAGTGATTCGCATACACGTTGTCAGATCTGTGGAATCATAAGGCACGACGAGGTCTTCTGACGAAACAAACTTAGAAACAGGTCTGCCTAGTTTGTCATCAAAATAAATTTTACGAAACGCCGAGCCGGAGAGGGGGAGATGAAAAAGCATCTGATCCAACTCGGGTTCGTACTCCTCCATAACGTGAGTAAGTTGATAATTCATAAACTGTTTAACTCTTTTTGACTGTGCCTCTGTTTGAGGATTAGGTGCGCCCATAATTTGTGTTTTTACGGGGCCACCTGCAGGAAATAATTCTTTGTACGACTGTGCTTGAAACTGTGTGACTGACTCTGCAAGAAGAGGATGTGACACACCAGAAGCGCCGGGAAAAGGTTCTGTTCTGTCCTCTGATTTAAGCCCCATCAAACTAAGACCTTCAGCATAAGTTGAGGACCAATCCGATCGTGCTTCTTTGTCCCCCTCGTATGCTTCCAACAACTCATCAGCGATCATCGCTAACTCACCATCTGACATGGTTTCTGCTAAATTAGAAAAATGACCTTGTGGCGCTTGCATCTGAGCACCAAACGATATGGTGGCGCCACCATCTTCATCTAGTTGTGTGTCGCCTTCAATTAATTCTATTTGTTCTGGTGAAAAGTTTTCTGCCTCCAAATCAAACTTCATTTGTTCTGTTAATGGCATATCTTTTTCTACTGGCATAATTATCCCCTTTCTTCAAACGCTCCAAACGGATTTAAAGCACTATATATTCCAGACATAACTTTATCAAAACCTCTCGAAGCTTTGTCCCCTAAAGGAACATTTTCTTTATAATCTCGAAAGAAAGGAGTGTCACCATAATATTCTTCTAGTTCTTCCATGGTAAAGGCTGAAGGGTCAGCAGGTCCTTTTTCAGGTATAACAGTATAATCAGCGATCAACTCTGTAACATATCTTTCTGGAGACATACCAAGTTCTTTGGCGTAGGCTATGTAATCTGGATCATCAACAAGTTCATCGTAACTATACCCACCTAATTCAGGAATTGGTTGATCTGAGTCAACGCCAACGTCTGCAAGAGTAAACAACTCGTCATCGTACTTGCCATATATAGGATCAAATGCCCCTCCTGTTTGACCTGCCATTACTTCATACATTAAAGCTGGAGTGCCGAGTCCTAGGTTCAAAGCTCTACCGGCAGCACGAGATGCGACGCCTGGCATAGCTCTGGCAGCGTTAGTGGCCATAATACCCATGGTGGGTTTTGGTTTGGGCATGCCGCCTGCTTGCAAGTCAACACGGCCGCCATCTGCCATTTCAATGTTAAACTCTTTAAATAAATCCGATCGTATTTGTGTGGCTAAATCATCATCGCCCATTTCTAAGGCGTCACGTAATTGTTGTATGAGTTGCGAGGCTCTGTTATCAGACATGTTCATTTTGATTTTTTTGCCCCTTTAATTTTGCCTTTATTTATCGACGCATAAAAGACCGTTGCGCCTTTCTTCTTTCCATACTGTTTTGCCATAGCTCTTTTAATCTTTGTGCCTTTTTTTGTTAGGGGCATCGTATCCTCCTAGTTCTCTCCAAAACTCGTCAAGTGCATTGTGCTCACAGATACGACACTCACAGTCGTTTGTGCGACAAGAGCCACCGTTGCTGCAATGACAATGATGATTGCAGTTACTGCAAGTTTTAC